CGCAACGCGGCCCGCACCTGCGGGTCGAGGGGTAGCCCGTTGGTGTCGGTGTCGTACACAGCGGCGAGCAGTTGCGAGTCGACCAGCTCGGACGCGCGGGCGAGCAACCGCGGACTGTCGTCGTCGACCACATCCGGGCCGGCGTACTCGGTGAGGTCGGCCGGCGTGGCATAGACACGCATCCCGGCTTACCTCTCCTCGTCCTCGTCGTCGAACAGGCGGGCGAGGTCGTCGCGCGACAGACTCTCGGCGTCGGCACGGGAGTAGCCGCGGGACATCGCGAAGTCGACCCACTCGGCCTTACGCGCGGTCTTGGCCGGACGCGGCACCGGCGCGGCCGGCGCAGTGTCGGCCAGGGGTTCCCACACGTCCGGTAGCCCGGCGAGTCGCTCGGCCATCCACGAGCCCGGTTCGGGCTCGTGGATCTCGTCGGTGCGGGTGTTGCGGTAGGCGGGCATCACGCACCCGCCGTCTGCCGGATGAGCACGGCGCGCTTGGGGTCGAGGGTCTTGACTCCCATGAGGACGTCAATCGACACGATGTCTTGTTTCTTGGACATGTCGTAGCCGTAGATCACCCGCAGCCCGAGGCCCTTGTAGGTCACGACCGAGCCCTGTCCGGCGCCGATCCCTCGCGGGAGCGGCAACGTCCGGGTAACCAGGGCGAAGGCTTCGCGTTTGAACGCCAGCGACACACCGTCGCGGATGTTCTGGGTCATGTAGTTGTCGAACCCGCGTTTGCGGCCGATGGATGCCTCGCGCAGGGCCGTGCCGTCGTCGCCGACCTGGTCGGCCTGCACGAACAGCGGGTCCTTTTGGAACAGTGCGGTCAGGGTGGTGTCGGCGACCGCGCGCCGCATCGCGGTCGGCACGCTGGCGTCGTTGAGCACCTTGCCGGCATCGACCAGCACATCGGACGGGTTGACCGCGGTCGGGTTGTACTCGACAGCTTGGGTGATGTCCGTGCGCAGGGAGAGCACGAGCCGGTCGGTGTACTGGCTGATCGCCTCCATTGCCGGAGTGAGGAACTGCTCGGAAAAATCGGTGATCCGCATCGACCAGTCCTCGGAGGTGACCGCGAACGACACGTCAGGGACCTTGTTCAGCGTGAGCGCGGTCGAGCCCTCAGTCGCGTCCTGCAACACGATGCCGGTCTGACGGTTGAACTCGTTCACGGTGAACACGGCCGGCTTGCGGATGGTGATCGTGTCACCCGAATTGCCGGTGAAATCGCCCTCGTAGTCGCGGTGCACGAGCCCGGCCATGACGGTCTGCTCGTAGAGCGTCGCGATTGCCTCACGCGCGATCACGTCCACAGTCAAAAGCTGGTTGGGCATGGTCAGCTACGTCCCTTCCTGGTGCGCTTGATGTAGTCCTCGACCGACAGCGAGCCGAGGTCGTCGGAACCGGACGGCGACCCGCCGGTGATCTGTCCGCCACTACGCGGAGCCGCGGCCGGTGTGGCGGCGAGCCGCGGGTTTGCCTTGATGGCTTCGGTGATCGCGGTGGCGATCTTGTCGGCGAACCCCTCGGCCGCGGGGTCCAGGTCGGTGACGCGCTGGCGGAACGCAGTTGAGTCGAGCAGCGCGTCGGGGTCGGCGCCCGCCGTGGACGCGGACCGGTACACGGCGAGGTCGACCGCGCGCTCGCGCGCCTCCCGCTGTGCGGTGGTGAGTTGCTCGGTGACCTGCTCGACCGTCGGTGTCTCGTCGGCGCCGCCGAGCCCGAGCGCGGCGGCGATCTTGTCGACGATGCCCTGCTGCGCGCCCTCGGCCTTCGTGCGCCAGTCGGCCAGCTCGGCGCGCAGCGCCTCGACCTCGGTACCGGCGGCGGTGCCGGACACGTTCGGCCCGGTGCTGGTGCCGGTGCCGGTGTTCGTGCCGCTGGTCGAACCGGTGTCGGCCCCGGTCGGCTCGGCGGGTGCCGGTGCCGGTGCCGGCGTTGGTGCTGGTGCTGGTGCTGGTGGGGTGTTCGCGGCCGGTGGTGTGCCGGTGTCGCCGGTAGCGGGTGTGCCCGGCACGGGTGCAGACATGAGTGACCTCCCTGAGTGGTGACAGAATGTTTGTCCGTGTTATGGACAAAGTTGGATCGGTCGCGGTAACGTTGTCCGCAACACGGACAAAGTGAGGGGTTCGACATGGACGAGCTGTTCGACACGACCAACCTGCGCCAGGCCGCGGCGCTGCGCCGGCACGTCGCCGCGGCGGGTGCGGCGGGTCAGGGCGACCTGTTCGCCGAGCCCGGTGCGCGGGTCGCGCCGGTTGCGGTGGCGTCGTTCGCGTGGCCGGCGCCGGTCGGCGCGTTGTGGACGCGCGAGGATGTCGCGGGTATGCCGGTGCTGGCATGACGCCGGAACCGGTGCGCTATCTGGGGGTGCCGGGTCTCGCGCAGAGGCTCGGCGTCACCCGCGACACGGTGTACAAGTGGCGCGCTCGCTACCCGGCGGACGCGCCACAGGCGTTTCCGGTGCCCGACGTCGAGGTCGACGACGCTCCGGGCTGGCTCCCGGAACGGCTCGACGAGATCACCCAGTGGCGGGCGAACCTACCGGGGCGGGGCACTGGCGGCGGCCGACGACCACGTCAGGCCGAGCCGTCTTGAGACAGCAGTTCAGACGGCAGGGCGAGCCCGCGCTCGGCGGCGTAGGCGGCGAGCCCGGCGCCATGCGCTGTCAGCCAGACCCGCGCAAGAATGAGCGCGGGTCTGGCTGCCTGCTTCGCGGCGGCCTTCTCGGCCGCGGTGCGCCGGTCTCGCCAGACGGGCACGTGCTCGGCCGCGTAGGGGTTGGGGCGTGAGGGTTGCCGCGCATACCCGGCGGCGTAGCCCTCGGCGCGTGCCGCGCGTACTTGCTCGGCGGTCACTGAAGCCACGTCTCACCACCCGTACGAAACCGTTGCTGGTTCGAGCCGCTCAGCAACTCGGCCCGGAACTGATCAAAGGTGAGCCTACCGTTGTCGTCCCACCATTGCTTGAGTTCATCGGATGCCCACCGACGCGCGTAGGTCTCGTTCTGCCGCCACAACTGGCGCGGGTCCATTCCCTTGCGTTGCCCTTCTGCGGTGAGCAAATAGCCGTTGGTCGCGTCCTCGGCGGCGGTGTACTGCTCGTCGAGCGCCCGCGCATACGCGGCACGCGCCAACTCGTCAAACCCGCGACCGGTGAAGCCCTCGGCGCGCAGCGCTGCGATTGCCTCGTCGCGGCGCATCCGCTCGAGGTCGACGTCGAACACCTCGGCGTATGCCTGTTCGTAGTCCCACCCCTCGGCGGCCAACCGCTCGACCTCGGCCCACTTCTCCGCATCCGGGTCGGCCTCGGCGGCGTCGGCCTCGGCTTGGCGGCGGTCCATCTCGGCGAGCACCAGGTCGAGCCGTGTCTCGTCCTCTGCGACCTCGGCGAACCGGGTTTCCAGGTCGTCGTCGGACAGCTCACGCAGCTCGGCGGCGTACCGGTCGCGCTCGGCCTTCTCCGCGGCGAGCCGCTCGGCCTCGCGGCGGCGGGCTTGTTCGGCGGTGACGGCGTCGAGCCGGGCCTGCTCCGCGCTGCCGTCCGTGAGCTGATCGGCGAGCGTGTCGCGGCGGCGCCGGGCGGCGAGCTGGTCGCCGTGGCCGAGGTTGAGCTGCTCGCGGTAGCGCTTGCGATTCAAGCCCGTGGCGGCGATGTGGTCACGGATCTGGGCTTGAAGGTCCCGGATCGTGCGTTGTGCGCGGCGTCGTTCGGTGTCGTCGAGCGCGCCGGCTTCCTTGCGTTTCTCCTTGCGTACCTGACGTTCGAGGTGGCGCAGGTGCTCGCGTTCGTCCTCGGCCGCCTGGTCGTGCTCGCGCGGTTCGTCGAGCCGGGTCACGCCGGGGATGAACGGCAGGAAGGTGTGCCGACAGTTCGGGTGCATGAGCCCGGCGGCGCGGGCTTCGTCGACGGTGCCGGCGACCTCGACTGTCATCGGGTCGCCGGTGAGTTCGTTGTCGACGGTGCGCTCACCTGCGGTGCCGGTGCGGGCGAGGATGCGGCCTTGCCACACCGCGCAGAGCGCGCATCCGTCGGTGGTGCGGGAGACGGTGACCAGGGTGACGCCGAGCGCGTCGAGGCGGGTGAGGTGCCCGTCGTTCCACGCGCGGCCGGTGGCGGTGCGGGTGGCCATCTCGACGTAGCTCGACAGGTTCCAGCCGCGGCCGGACCGGTCGATGAACCCGGTCACGCCTTGGGAGACCAGGCGATCCCACGCGGAGCGTTGCGCCGAGCGGGTGGTGTCGGTGCCCAACAGTTGCGCGGGTGCCGCGGCGGCTACCGCGGTTTGGTAGGCGTCCTGGCCCCACCGCAGGACCCGCAGGTGCAGCGTGTCAAGTCGGCTGGTGAGATCGGCGGCGAGCAGGGCGGCGGCGTCCATGCCGGGGATCACGTCGCGCAACTGCCTGAGTTGGTCGTCGTCGAGCGCGCCCGCGTCCCAGAGCTGGGCCAGTGCCGCGGCGCTGCCCGCCTGCCACGCGGCCAGCACAGCCTCGCCCGCAGCCGCGCCTGCCTCGGCGCGTAGTTGGGTGAGCATCCGCTCGACGGCCAGCCGGACCTCACGCACCGCGGCGGCCTTCTCCGCGGCCCACGCCGGCACCTCGGCGCCGGTGCGGGCTCGGCGGGCGATGTCGGCGAGCAGGCGCGCCTCGGCCTCGGTAAACACGGCGAGGATGTCGCGGGCGAGTTGCTCGACCACGTCGGCCGGGTCACTACCCGGCGGGGGCTCCCACACCATCGGCGCCCCCGTTCTCGCTGCCTCGGAAGGTGGCGGGGTCGGGCACGGTGCGGCCGGTCTCGGCGACGATGCGCGCGACCTCGGCGGCGATCTCGGGGGCGTCCCAGTCGGGGTGGACCATCCGCACCCGGACTTCGGTTGAGGCGGCCTCGGCGGCGAACAGGGCTTGCGCGGTGCGGGCCAACTCGGCGGGGTCGGGTTGGGCCTGGTCGCCGAAGTCGACGACCGGGTCGTCGTCGAGGCTGATGCCGGTGCCGAACACGTGCCGGTCGACCTCCAGCAGGGCACCGGTGATCGCGCCGAGGGCGGCCTGCCAGTACCGGGATTTCTTGTCTCGGGTGGTCTCGGACAGCTCGCGCCGGTCGGTGACCTCGGTCGCGGTGACCCCGGTTGCCCCGTGGACTTCGCCGAAGCTGGACGGGGAGTAGCCGGCGGCGCGAAGCACGTCGAGGGTGATCTGCTCGACGGTCGCCCGGTGCTCGGCAACGCGGATCGCGAACTGTGACGGGGTGATCGGCGGCGAACCGTCACCACGGCCGGTCAACATGTTGAGTTCGGTGAAAATCTCCTGGTCGTCGTCGAACACCGCGCCCTGGCCGGGGCCTTGCGGTTGCAGGTAGCCGGCGGGCACGAGTAGCCGCGCCTTGGCGAGCCGAACGTCTCGCATCCACGAGGAATAGGTTTCGTCGAGTGCGTCGAGCAGCGGCTCGACTCCGTCGAAATCGCTGCGTCCCAACGGTTTCAGCGCCGGCACGCTGCGCCACTCGCGTGACGGGCGGATGTTGGGGACGTAGCCGGCGGTGAGCCGGCTCGTGCCGGTGGGGATCGCGCCGTCGGCGTCGACCAGCTCGGCGGCCCACGCGGTCGCCGGGTGCTCGGATAGCGGGATCGGCCGGCCGAGTTCGTCGTCGCTGCCCTGGTGCAGGGTGTGGACGATGCGGCCGGGTTCGTGCCGTTCGAGGTGGCGCAGCACGGTCGCACCGTCGGTGTGGTCGAGGGTCTGCCAGAACGTCACCGCGGACAGTTGGCGCCAGCGCCATTCCGGTACCGCGGCGTCGGCGTCGACCGCATCCAGCATCGCGTGCGTGGCGACGTCGGCATCCCAGACCACGCGCAGGTAAACCCCGCCGAGCGCGGCGGCCACCTCCGCGGCTTCCAACAGGCTGGAATGGACGGCCGGGGTGTTCACGATCTGGTCGAGCCGCGCCTGCGCCGTGGTGTTGCCGACGGTGATGCGTGGGGGCTCGGCGAACAACAGGTCCGCGCTGGCGGTGGCGATGTCGGAGGCGAGCGGGACGTGCAGCCGGGTCCGCTGCTGTCCGCGGGGTGTGGTCGGCCGTCCCCAGAAGAACCGGGACACCGCGCCGACCAGCCCGCCGCGGTACTGGCCGGGTCGGGTGTGCACGACCGGGCCGGTGCCGTACAGGGCGGCGAGCTGCTCGGGCTTGCCGACATACCAGGCGTCCCACTCCCGCATCCGGATCGCGGCCCGGTCAAACGGTCTCGGCGGCCACTCGTCTCGCATACTCGCCCCCTCATTTTCGAACCGAGAAGGCGGACGGAAACGCAATGAAGTTTAGTTAGCCAGACTGCCTGGGGGTGACATCACTAGAAAGCCACGGAGGTTGCCAATCAAGCCGATCGCAAACCTCTTCAAATGATTGGTCAATTACATCGGGATAGGTGTATATGTTTGTGATCCTCATGCCAAGAACATGTTCCCGATATACACCCGCGTCGTCGTAGCCCATATCTTTGCGTGCAGCAACCATGAAATCGCCGTACAGTCTCAGCAGGATAGGCGCAGGTGCGTCGTTGTACGCGGCTTGCGCGAAGTCATGGAAAGCTTTGACCGCATCAGCAGAGCCGTAAATGCTGATCCATGTGGCAAAGTCCTGAAGCTTCTTAAGTAGCACTTCTTGCGTGGGCGACTTTCGTCGCGAGAGCACATCTGCAAAGAGGTTGATAAAAGGCTCATATACCGCATACTTGCGTTCAGAAATTCTGCTTTCAAGGTCCCGTGCGCGTTGGGCGTCTGCGTCAGCGCGTCGCGTCTTCCACGCAAATACACCAGCTACAACAGCCGCGAATATTGCCGCGAGTGCTGAGATTCCAGCTACAACCAGTGTCATGACGCGGACGCTAACCCGAGAAGCCGCACAGGCGTGTGCGCCACGCTGGTCATGCTGCCAAAGCGAGCGTTGACCTCCACAGGTTCTCTGTCGTGGTGATCGCGTAACGGCCGGCGTCCAGGCTGTGGTCGGCGACCTTGACCGGACGGTCGTCGCCCTTGGCGGTCGCGGTGTCGTCCCACGAGTAGCCGGGTGCCTCGGCGATGAATCCGCGGCACCGGTCGGCGACCCGTAGCCGTTTCTCGGCCAGCAGGGAGGAGACGACGCGGATGCCGTAGCCGACGTCGTTGTCGGCGGCGGCCGTGGTCAGGCCGTCGTTGTGGAGCTGCACCCGGAACGACGCGGCGGACGGGTCGGCGACGACCCATTGCGGGCGCAGCGCGTTCGGGCGCGGCAGGTGCGGCCGGTCGAGCCAGTCCCGCAGACCCGCGGAAAGCTGGGAGTCGGTGAGCCGGACCCGTGCGTGTGCCGGGTCGTGGCGCCATTCGTCGACCAGGTACAGCCGGTGGTCGACACCCTCGCCGAGCAGCAGAGCCGCGGTCGCGTTGGTTGTGCCGTAGTCGATCCCGACCGCGAGCAGCCGCGCCATGTCGGGCAGCTCGGCCCACGGCACGATGTGCTCGGCCGGGTTCCACATGTCGAACACGGCGCCCTCGGCGGCGACCCACTCGCCGAGCACGAACCGCCGGTACCACAGGCCGGTGTACTCGCGCCGGATGCTGTCCTTGTAGGACTGTTCGAGTGCGGGGTTGTCGTCGAGCACGAACGAGAACGAGCGCCAGTCGGGCAACTCGGTGAGCCGGTCGAGGTAGCGCCGTTTCACCCAATGTGCGGGCGAGTCCGGGTTGGTGGTGGCGAAGCATTGCGCACCGGGCACGGACATGCGGCCGAGCAACTGGGTAAAGAAGTCCTCGGCGACGACGGTCAGCTCGTCGACGTAGGCGCCGGCCACGGTCATGCCGCGCAGCACCTTCTCGGCCTTGCTGTCCGACGCGCCGAGCACGTACACCGTCCGGTCGAGAATCCGCGCCGTGGGAGCGCCCGCGGTGTAGTGCACGTACTCGGCGACCTCGCCGAACAGGCTCGGGTCTTGCAGCGGCGCGAACACGTTACGCGCCACGCTGTCCCGCGTCCTGCCGACCACGACCAGCTGCCCGCCACGCGGCGCTGAGGCCACGAACACGAGCCACCGCAACAGAGACGCGATGGTCTTACCACTGCGGATCGCGCCCGTGTAGACGTTCACCCGCGCGCAACTATCGCGGATCGCGTCAAGCTGTTTCGGCGACAGGGGAAGGTCATTCATCGCTGAGCGTGGTCCGGATGCCGAGCGCGACGGCGAGCCCGCCGAGCATCGACTTGGCGCCCTCGGCGCCCTTGTCGGCGTCGACCTGCTCCAGCCGAGCGGCGGCGGCGAGGTGGGCGGACATCGCCGAGGCGAGCGCCTTCTCATCCGGTGCCGGCACGTGGTCGAGCGTCTTGGTTTCGATGCCGTGCACGGTGGTCGCGGTGAACGTGTACCGGTCGGCCTCCAGCCGGCCGAGGAGCTGCTCGGCCCGGTCATACAGGCGGGCGACGATTTCGGTACGGCGGGCGCGGTTGTCGACCTGCCGGGCATGGGTGGCCGCGGCGGTGGCCGTGCGGTCGAACGAGAGGCCGAGCGCGTGCGCGATGCCGGTCACGGTCGAGGGTGCGCGTCCGATGGCGCGGGCGATGTCGTTGCGGGTCTTGCCGTCCGCGTGCAGGTCGCGCACCCGGTCGCGGTCCGTGTCGGTGATCGGGTTGCGCGGCACGGGTGATCACCTCGCCCGGTCCGGTTATGGGGTGAGCGTGAGCTGGTCGCCGAGCTGGGCTTGGCTGTGTTGGGCCTCGGCGAGGCGGCGCGTGGCGATCCCGTGGAAGTGTTCGGATGCCTCGACACCGAGGAACGACCGGCCTTCCAGCACCGCGGCGACCCCGGTGGTGCCGGAGCCGGCGAACGGGTCGAGGACCAGCCCGCCTGCCGGGGTGATCTTGACGATTTCCCGCATGAGTTCGACCGGCTTCTGGGTGACGTGCTCGCGCTGGCGCGGGGTGTTGATCTGGAAGAACCCCTCCAGGTTGCCGGGGATCGCGTCCAAGGGTCGGGGGCCGCAGGTGCCCCACACGATGTACTCGCAGTTGTTGGCGAACCGGCCCTGGGTGCGGCGGCCGTTGGGCTTGTGCCACGGCACGATGCCGCGCCACACCCAGCCGGCGACCTGGATCATGTCCGTCACGGTCGGGAGCTGGCGCCAGTCGGTGAACACCGCCAGTGCCCCGCCCGGCTTGGTGACGCGCAGGGCCTCGCCGAGCCACCAGGCCGACCAGATCGCGAACGAGCGCTGGTCGCGGTTGTCGCCGGTGAACGCGGCCAGCATGTTGCCGCTGGTGCTGTCGGTCTGGACGTACTTGGTGTGCACGCTGGCGGCACGGTCACCGCGCACCATGCCACCCGACGAGTACGGCGGATCGGTGATCACCGCGTCCACGCTCGCGGCGTCCAGCTCGGCGAGCACCCGCAGGGCTTCACCGTGGCGTACCTCGGCCGTCGGGGACATCGTCACCCCCGAGCGCAGTGAGTCGGCGCGCGGCCACCTCGCACCATCGTTCGTCGGCCTCGATCCCGAGCACCCGCACGCCCAGCGGCCGGGCCGCGGCCAGGGTGGTACCCGATCCCATGAACGGGTCGACCACCAACGCGCCCGCAGGGACAGCGGCGAGGGTGAGCACGTGGGCCAGCAAGGCGACGGGCTTCTCGGCGGGGTGGCCGTGGGGTTTGTGGCTGCTGCCTTGGATGCGCCACACATCCGGCGCGCCGCGGTTGGTGACGCGGAACTCTGGCTGCGGGATGAGCACGCACAGCTCGTAACTGGACCGCAACCCACGCGGGCCACCGGTGGAAATCCACTGCTTGTCCCACACCGCGGCCGAGGTCACGTCGAGCCCGGCCTGGGCCGCGGCGCGCATCACCACGGGCAGTGTGCGCCAGTTCGCGAACGTCCACAACGAGCCGTCCTCGCCGAGTACATCGCCGGCCAGGCGGTACCAGGTGGCGAACCACGTCGCGCTGTTCATCGCGTCCACATACGACGTGCGGGACTTGCGGTGGCTGCCCGCGCCGAGGATGTACGGCGGGTCGGTGACCACCGCCTGCGCCGAACCTGGGTCGAGCGTCGGCAGGATGTCCAGCGCGTCACCGTGGTAGATGGTGGCGTGATCGTCCTGGTAGTACGGGGCCAGACTCACCGTTCACCCCCTCCAGACG